CTCTTATTGTCATTCCCGCGGAAGCGGGAATCCAGAGTCTTTTGAAGAGTCAACGAGTAGCGATGAATTGCTCCGTGTGGCGGGATGTGATAACTCAGGGGCAAAGAATGAGATAACTCACTTCCCAAAGTCATTTGACTGTATCAAAATTCATTTGATTTATACCGTTCAGGATGTCAATTTAGACTCGGTTTATAGTTCATAATGAGTAACTCTGAAACCCTTTTCTTCTTGTCGGCACCGCCTGCGCTGTAAGACGTATCCACCCGCTCGATATAATAATCCTTAAACAGGCCTCGGACCTCTTTCACGTCGTTGATCGATAGGATGAATTTACCCTTTATATTGCCGAGGATGTCCTTGAGCGTTAGAAAGTCCTCGCGGCTAAATATGCCGTGGCCGTAATAATCTTCACATCCGTAGTATGGCGGGTCCAGGTAGAAGAAGGTGTCTGGCTTGTCGAAGTGCTCCAAAACTCTCTCATAGGGCCTGTTTTCTATGTAAACTCTGGCCAGCCGCAAGTGGACCATCAAGAGTTCTTCTTCGATCCGGAGAAGGTTTAATCGAGGCTTGCTCGTTGTGGCTATGGAAAATGAAGGGTTAACGATGCGGCTGGCATAGCCAGACTTGAGAAGATAATAAAACCGGACGGCCCGCTGGATGTCCGTCAAGGACTCGGGATTCTCGGTTTTAAACCTCTCGAACTCATCTCTCGATACCAGAATCCATCTTAGATACCTGATAAACTCGTCGAGATGGTGCTTTACTATCCTGTACAAGGTAACCAGGTCTGTATTTATGTCGTTGATGATCTCAACATGCGACTCGTCCTCGTCTTTCTTAAATAGCAGCCAGGCTGCCCCGGCAAATACCTCGCAATAGCATGAATGTTTCGGCATCCGTTCAATAATCTTGGAAACCAACAGCGATTTTCCGCCCATATAGGCCAGGAAACTTTTCATGGAGATCCTCCCCTTGAGATTGAATTGTGGGAGTAACCCTGCTATATACCCCGGCATCATTCGTAGAAGCGGATGGTAGCGGGTTATCCCGTTCTGTGCTTTCGGCACAGGGTCTGGGGAGGTGATGCTCCCTGGAATACTGTCCGCGCTTTATACTGGTTTTGGATACTTTGCCTTGATCGCCATTATAACGGCTTTCATCTCACTGTAATGTGGCTCACCTTCCCAAATAGCATCGAGTTGATCTCCTATTGAAGGATACTCAGCTTGTCTCAGGTCTGCATAGGTCGGCTTTGGTTTGTTGGCTTCCAGAACATTCTTCCACTCCTCGTCCGAAACCCATTTAACATCGAGTTCATCTTCTTTATACCCGGCGTTGATGGCGTTTCTTCGGAGAGTTTCCAAATTGTCCGCTTTATAGGAAATAAGCCTCTGAATCCCGTATTGAGTGAGATCTCCTTTTTCATCGAGGACGTCCTTCATAGGCGGGAGGATATTCCCCCCGCTCTGCATTTCGATGAGTTTTCCCGTCGCTTTTTCAAGGCATACTCGGTACATAGTCTCCCCCTTTATCTAAAAGCTAACCCAATGGTTTGTATAATGGCCGTTGGAGAACCATACTTTGTCCACGTCAGAGTAACCCCATCAGCATCGCAACTTTTTACTACGGCGGACTGCGCATTGCCGGTGCTTGTCTGGATATGAATTGCTGACGCACCAATAACAATTACTGTCGTCGGGGCTGTCGTGATCGCCTGAAGTATCACGCGGGAATATGTCCCTATGCTTATGCCGATAGAAAAAGTGCTTGGCGCACCATCTATACAGCTAACCCATAAAATGCCGTTGGGTTTAAAGTTAAATCCTGTATATTCCACATCCCCCGAGGCAGTTGCCATGTTGCGGGCTATATCTAAATAATTATGGCCTGTTGCCCATTCCGGCGCAGTAGCCCCGGCGTTCATAAACATCTTTGTGTTGGCCGCGCCTTTGGCAAGGCGGGCAAGAAGAGACGCGGCCCGATAATAAATATCACCATCGGCGTCGGAGCCAAGTACAAACGGAGCGGTCCCAAGAATTGTTCTTATTTCAGCGGCTGTCAATCCAGTCGTTAATCCACCAGTTTTTCTTCCCATGATTCTTTGTTCATCTATACCAGCTAATGGGCCATGAACGATCCACGCCGAATTTACGGCATTGCGGATCTTCAGGAGGCCGGTGGTTGTATCCGCCCAATGTTGATAAGCATATGGAGTGGTTGGCTCAGTGGCTCCAGAACTCAATGTGGCCAGGGCTTGCAAGGCAGCATTGACGGCCGCGCGGAAAGCAAGACCGCCCTTGGCATCGGCATTCGTTATCTCAAAATCATGTTGAGGCATGATGACCTCCGGAATTTATTTTATGTACCCAATAAGTTTTAGTGTCACTGCGCCAACCGTATGGTCTTGAATTCCAATCTGCACAATGCCATTCGCGTCTGTCATGGCGACAAAATAGTTAAAATTGGTGGCAAGTAACTGTCCTGAGCTCGCACCAAATTGATGATGAGTTGACATCGCGCCGCCATACCCCTTACGTTTGACGCAAAAATAGTTCACGCCTCCGCCTGGTATGGTCGCCTCAAAATAACACAGCGCCGAGGCGGCCCCGACCACACCAGATAAATCTAAATCCTGGAATGTTTCGGATGCGCCAAGGGCGGCACTGAATACCGTTGCGCCAGAAACAGTTAGAGCTGCAGAAGCTGGAAGGTTCGTCAATAACGCACCACTGACGGCGGGAATTTGAGAGGAAGCATTAAGCTGCAATACCTTATTGGCAGTAGTACCGACATCGAGATAGGCCGCCGTCCCGAGGCCGAGAAGCGTCTTAACTTCAGCAAGAGTCTTTTTGACAAACACGCCGACGCCGGAAGCAACGAGAAAATCATTTGCGGCAGTGGCAAGCGAATGGGCGATCTTTGCAGCAAGTCCGGTATCGGTGTACGTCTTGACGGCTTTCTGTGTCGCTATCTTTGTGTCTGAGTTGGCCGCAAGAGTTCCGTCCGTGTCAAGGTAGGATGCCGGAAGAAGCCCAAAATAAGTTTGCGCTAACACTCCCACCGTGACCCAGGCTGTATTTGTCGCATTGCGGATCTTTAAAAGGCCCGTCGTGGTATCTGCCCAAAGCATGTAGGCGTAAGGCGTGGCGGGTTCCGTTATGCCGGAATTTAATGTGGCCAATGCCTGTAGGGCAGCGTTGATGGCTGCACGAACAGCCGGGCCGGTATTAGCATCAGAATTAGTTATGTTATAATCGTGTTGGGGCATGGGACCCTCCTATCCGTCAATATGCTCTGGCTGTATAGTCCATTGTCCGTTGCACACCGGAGCTGCCGTTTTTGAAGATAATATCGAAACCGTTTACAGTCTTATTCGTCAATTCATAATGATCTCCCGATTGAAGCCCCTGGGCTGTGATACCGATCCGAGGAACGATCATAAAAGGCTTGCTGAATGAAACCGACAATCCGATTGCCGGGCAGACCACATCAGCAGCGCCCTCGTCCCGGTCCGGCATATCGACAATGAACGAGGCGTTGCTGATTTTGACGTAGGTTCTTTCATCGTTGGAATAACAATTCAGGCGGGCCTTGAAGGCGCGGGCCGTATAATCTCCGGCAACAAAATTCTGCCAGTCGCCCCAGCTGGATCCATCTTGCGAAAGCGCAATCTGCGGAATAACGCCGCCGTTGGAATTATCCTCTCCATCGAAGTTAATCACAGCATCAAAATCAAGGATATCGTCAAACGAGCTGTCCAGACTTGCGACTTCAAAGGTTAGTTCTATCGAGCAGCGGGCCGTCTGAACGCTGCCGAGATCGATCGGCTCCGTGTCATATGCCCCTGCGGCAATCACACTCCCGCTGTAATCGAGATCCGCTACGGCATCGAGGTCCTCGATATCATCAAGCAAAACACTCGAGTCCATGAATAAATTGCCGCCGATGGCCACCATATCGTCTTTCGTCCCTGCCCAGTCCGGCTCCTGTACCTGGGTTTCCTGGACGTTCCAGCCCAGGATGGTGGGGATCGTCGTCTCCACAGCGATCGCATTGATGCTCTCTTTTGGAGGATCACATTTATCCACTGCCTTCACGTAATAACGGCCATTCCTGGCTGCCGGAATGGTGATAGTTGAGGTTTTGGCGATGCCGACGTCGATAGAGTTTGCCCATGACCCGGTTACAAGATCGCTGGTCCACCGGACTTTGTAATAAGAGAGATCGATGTCCGCCACCGGCGTCCACGTGAGCTTGAGACCACCCTGCGCCGCCTCCGCCCAGATCTCCGTGACGTCTGCAGGCGGGGCCGTTTTTCCGAAAACGTATTTGCTGATTGCCCTCCACGCCGACGACACGAGCACCGTATTGACGGATCGGACTCGGAAATCGTACTGGCCCGGGGCCAGGTTGCTGATCAGGACGGATCTCGCCTTGGTGGTGGTGGCGCGGATCCAATCCGTGTCGGTCGTTAATTTGTATTCAATGTCATACTCTGCCGCAAAGGCGTCTGGAGGCGCATTCCAGCTGAACGTCACCCGAGACATAAAATCCTTGCCGGTGAAATACATCTCCTCCGACGTCTCCAGGTCCACGGGCGGCAAGGCCGTCGTCAGATCGGGCAGGTTTGTATCCGGCGTGGCGTCGGCGGCGGCGATGGTCCCGAAATCGTAAACGGTGTCCGCATATTCGCGGACGGTGACGTTCACCTCGTCATTATTCTTCAGCGCCATATTGAGGACGCGAAACTTCTTTGCCGTCCAGCCCGGCGTGTTGTGCGTGATGGTTACTACCTTGCCGACCTCGCATCGGAGTCCCTCAATGAATGCCGAAAACTGGCAGGCGATCTGCTGCCGGGACTGATTGAGGTTGATCGTGGCGATCTGCTTTGCCGTATGGATATTCGCCGTAAAGGGGAGATCGATCTGTTTTTCCAGAACCAAGCCGTTATCCAGGGCGCGCAGGACCGTTGAATCGACCGGGGCGATGTCTTCCTGCCAGGACCGGTCGGGGTTGAAGAACCTGGCCCGGAGGCGGTTGAACATATTCTTTTTCGTCCCCAGGGAGATCGCCCAGGATCCCGTGATATTGTCTTCCGTAAAGTCAAACGTGGCGCTTTCCGGCTTATCGATGATCAGATTATAGAAACCACCGGAAAAGACGAGCATGCCTCTGCATGATGAGAGCAGCTTTTGGGTATTCGAGAGTGTGTTGTCGTCAATGTTTATGACTCCGTCGCAGGTATAGCGGGCCTGGGAAACACCGCCGACGGTGACGATCTCGTCGCAGTAATTTGCGGCGGCGCTGATGTAAGCATCAGGGACTCTTTCTTCGGGGATCCCGCGGCCGTATCGTGTATTCGTGATATAGTCGCGGATGCAAAGGGCGGGGTTGCGGGAGAGCTTCGTCAGTCCGTCCCTGGTGTCGTAGACGAGTCTTCCGTCCACGTCCATCGTGATAGTAGGGAATCCTCCGGGAAAAACTTCCCGATCGTATTTCAGGCGGATATAGATATAGGCGACGCCCCGCAGCCTGTGGTTTGCGGTCCATTTGGCAAGAAGAGCAGCCATGAGGTTCGCGTCCGCCAACTGGTCATCTTCGCCGAGGTGCCTGTAGATATCGACGTAGCCGGAAAATTTCGCATCAGTCGAGGCAACGTCGTTCAGATAGACGGTATTGATGGCGGATATCGGTCCCTCGCCTATTTCCCCAACGTAATGCAGGTATTCGTTCGAATCGCCTGCGGCCTCCCAGAAGACGCGAGTCACGCCGACTCTCCGGCTTCCGTAAATGACGGAGATTGGCTCGCTGCTGCCCGCCTTGTTCAGCAGGATCCCTTGATCATAGGCGGCATTTGCCTGGGCCTGAGAGTCGTCGTATTTGTTGTCTCCCACGAGGGCGGTGCCTGCCATATTCACGACAGTGTACGTTACAAGCCAAGCCGAAACTGCCAGGCCTTGCCCGCCAGGGACCACTGCGAATAGGGCTGCTACTGCAGTCGCGGCAACAACCGCTACTGCCTGAACTGCACTGGACATGCGAATCTCCAGACACTGTACGGTTTATCCTTCAGCATGGACACCGGAAAATGGCGGATACCTTCCCCGGGTAATGACGAGACGGCATCGATGCCCAGACAGACATGAACCATCTCCCACCGGGGATCCTCGACGATCAGGAGATCGCCCACCTGCTCAAAGCCCTTTGGGATTTTGGTGAAGCCTGATTCCTCGAGGAGGTTGATGAAGCTGCCCCAGCGGGACCGGCGGCGAAAGTTAAATGCGCCGAGTTCCGTGTAATACCGGCCCTTGATTTCATCAGCCAGGACGGTACCGAAGACGGCGTCCATTGTCTCCAGGGCGAAGATATTGCAGTCGCTCTCGCCCCAGGCGAAAGGTCGGCCCAGGCTCTTCTCGATGAAGTTCACGAGCAGGATTTCATGTTTGATGTCCATCTTACTTTCGCCCCCATGTAATCTCACCCGTCACCTCGCTGGCGAACTCGAAACCCATATCACCGGGGAAGAAGATCTGCTGCTCCTCATGGTTCGTATGCCGCCCGGAGAGGCGCTCAAAATCGACCCAGGCGTTCGTCGCTGTGACCGACACGGTGCAGGTGCCGTCGTCGGGATTCTCCTCGATAACGGGGCTGTCCATGCGGCCCTCGAAGATCAGAACGGGATCTGCGATGACCGCATTGTTCTCGTCCAGAAAGCCTTTGTAAATTCTTATGGGACGATCGATATAATTTTCGCCGAGGACGGCGGCTATTTCGGACTGATCCACGCCGGAGAGCTGGATGGTAAGGCTGGCCACCTGCAGTTCGCTCGATTCTTCGATATCGGAAAAGCCCAGGAAGTGGCCCAGGGCGGTATAGGTCTGTCCGTTCCAAACGATATTCGCCCAGGCATCGGTGATGTATTGCGGAGTTACATCAAAGTCGACGTCGACCAGATGAAAGGGCTGGTTCTTCGATTTACCGAGTTCCGCGATGACGGCTGCTGTAGCGCCTCGATCTGCCATCAAACGACCTCAATGAACGACACTTTAAAATCATGCAGATTGGGCGGATTGAGGGCGAACTCCTGGACATCGGATGCAAAGGCAACGGTAAACGGGACATTCGTTACGACGATCGCTTCATCATCTGCCGGCGATTCCATAAGGGCCGGCTCGATGACGATCGCGGCATCACCGGAACTGTCGGAATCCGCGTCTTCAGTGACCATGTAGACTTTGTCGTGGCCGTCGAATTTTAAGAAGTCCCCGGCCAGCAGGATCCCCGTGATCTCCGGCGTCCATCCCTTCGTGTTCACGGTACGGCCCGTCTGGCTCGCCCCATCGACCTTCGGGGTACCTGTGGCGACTCCCCGGGCCGTCGACCAGAGCGCGGGCGGTACGAGCGTGAATACTTCGTATTGCCCGCGCTGCTTCAAGGCAAAGGCGAAAAGAGGAGCCAGTTCGTCACGCCTTAAATTCGGCGGATATGTTGCTTCGATAGCCCAGCGCTGCGCCCCGCCGCGCGACCGGGCCTGTCTTTTCAGGCTGTGAGATACAGAGACAAGCGTCGGCTGTGCGCTTGAGAATTTCATGGCCGAGAAATCGGGTGATGACGGGTATGCGCCGCTCATGATCCGAGAGGCCCTCTCTTACCGATTTTGTTAAATGCCTGGTTGACCATGCCGACGATCTCAGCCTTATGCTTTGCCAATTGCTGAGACACGCTCTGGGAATCCATTGCGTAAATCGGCATGTGGACGTGGACGTGATTTTCGTCGCCTCCGGCCCGACCACCGCCTGACATCGCCCGCGCCACACCCGTGAGCCAGTCGTTTTGCTCTTCGGTAATATAACGCTCATTCACTTTATTGATCACCAAGCGTTCATTGTCGGCAAGGCCTCCGCCGTGGCGGCGGGGAATTAGATCGGTAAGGGCCGCGGTCGGAACCAGGCGATAGAATGATGGCGGTCCGCCAACGGCTCCGCCCTGGTGAAAGCCGGAACCCGGACCAGCCCAGCTAAACAAGTCAAAAATACTTGCCGTCGCCCCGCCGCTCCCGCCTCCTAATAAACCGCTCATGCCTGAAGCAAGTGGACCTGTGATCTGCTGCTGAATCGCGATCCGGACCAGATCCTTGATGATGGAATTGGCGAAGTCGGTAAAATTCAATTTTCCATCCACGACAAAATCGGTAAGGGCATCTTCCATACCTTTAAATACTTTCGTCACGGCGTTGCCGACGTTTTTCCAGACGTCCGTCGCCTCGTCGGCATAGCGGTTAAGGCTGGTGAAAACAGGCCGCATCTCGCCCTGCAGTCCGGCAATCTTGCTCTGTGTGTCCTGTATGGCTTTTTGTTGGGCTAACCAGCCGGTTGGATCCTTTAATTTATCGATCTGTTTTAGGGAGTTCTCCTGAAGGGCAAGGAACTCTTTTTCTAAGCGAATCCTCTCCTCGATCGTATCCCTGTGGAACGTTCCTTCCTTTTCAGCCAGATCCAGGGCGGCAATCCGGTCGTTGATCTCGCCTTCCCGAATAGCCTTGAGGCGGCTCGCCTGGTCCTTCGTGTATTTTTCGATGTCCTGCTGGGTCTTGAGCCATTCCTCGAAGTCCTTTTTGGCCTGTTCGGAGGTGGCTTCCTCTTCCATCGTGGCGGCCCAGAGGCCAACTTTTGCTTCGCCGCCTGGGGTCTTCTTGACCGCCTCCTTGGACCTCAGGTCCTCGGCCCTTTTTTCGATTGCGATCAGCTTCTTCTCAAGTTCTTCAAGTCCCGCTCCAGCAATATCCGCGTCCATGCTGCGTTCGATGGCTTCCCATTCCTCCCGAAGCTTCTTTACCTTATCCGCCCCCTTGGCGGCGGCGACTCTCTTTTTGAGGTCGTCGAGGAGCGCCTTCTGGCGGGCCTCCGCGTCGGCAATATCCTTGTCTTTTTGCTCTTTCGTTCGCTTATCGGAAGCGCTCTGAGTCCCGTACATGTTTTCAATCGAGCGTTTATATAGCTCGTTTGACGCACCCTCTGCCGCCGCAGCCTGCTCGGCCCAGTATTTGGCTTTGTCGCTCATACCGGCCAATTCGCTGATGCCCTGAAGAACCCTGAAGATGTTCATGGCCAGGGAAAGGGCAAAGCCCGCAACCCCCTGAAAGACACCCATCAGCTTCTGCAATACGACGATCAGCCCCTTGCCGAGAGCTTCTTTGGCTTCCTCGACCTGGACCTTGAACCGTGCAATGTCCTTAGCTGCGTTATTCGCGGATGCGCCGAGCTTGGCCGTATCGACGGCCGCATTGGCAAGAACGAGATCCAAGAGATTGACGTCTTCAACGCCTGCGGCCATCGCCTGGTTGAGAAGGCCCATCTGCTCTTTCGTGATCATCCCCATCTGGCGGAGGCTTCGCGGCATGCCGGTGGAGATGGCCTGGATCATACCGTCGATGGAGGTAGTCACATCCTGGCCGGTCTTTCGGGAAGCGACCCGGGCCGCCTCGAAAAGCTCGGGGATCTTCTCCGGATCGATGTCCTGGGCCATCGCAAAGGCGGCCTTCTGCATGAGGTGGGAGTCGTCCACGAATCCGTCTGCGGCCTTTTTCATGGCGGCGGTCAGGCGCTCGGTGTTCACTTCCGCCGAGTCGGCCATCGCGCCATAGGCCTCTTCAGCCTTGATGGCCTGGGCGCCGAGATCGATATAGTGCATGGCCTTCTGCACGACCACCATGACCTGGCTCCAGGCGGTACCGAGTGCTGCGACCTGGATGGAGAGCTTCGTTACGGAGCCCTCGAGGTATTTGAGGCCGTTCGACGTGGAGAGGATCGCCTGCTGGGTCTTATCCTGGGCGGTGATGATGAGTTTTAATTCGTCTTGACTTCCCACGGCTTCTTCCTATAATTCGAATATGGAACTGATCGCATTCATATTTTTTGCAGCCTTCTGCGTGGACCTTCATCTTCGCGACCGGCGCGAGAAAAAACGCCGCGCATCCCTTCCCTCAAAAGAAATTACGATCACCATCCTTATCAACCGCGACAATGCAGGGCGCATTCAAGAGATCCGGGTCGCATAACCCTCTCAATGCACCGTGATCCTTGCCCCGCAGCGTTTCCGGCATATGGCGCAGGCATCCGGGTGACGGCACGCTTTTCGCTCTGAGGACATTTCCTCTTCTTTCCCGAAGAGCATCTCCACCCACTGATACCGCTGTTTCAGGACTTCTCTGGCCCACGCTTTTGCTTCTCTCAATGTGACGCTCCAGGTGATCCAGTTCCGCTTAGTGACGTCTCCTCCTGAGAGGAGGACGCAGATTTCCGTGAACCAGTCCCTGTCATCCTCTCGCCGATCTTCTCCGCCACTCCCGCGATCCGGCTCAAAAGCAAGGGTATCGCGTTCAAGTCGAAAAAATGGTCAACGACCTCCAGCGTCTGCTCCGGGGTTATGGCAAACTCGATCTCGCAGGCCGCCTCCTTCACGTTCTTGTCCCTCGGCGATTCGCCCTCTTGGGTAAGGACAATGGCGAGCGCCTGCGGGAGGCTCTCTCCCAGGGCCCTGATAAGTCCGTAGGCGTCCGCCCCGGCCGGGATGGTGATTCCTTTCAAGAGATCGAGAAGCTGCCTCATCTGTCCCAGGACAAGCGGCCGCTGGATATAAGCCTTTCCGCCGATCTCGTACTTTCTCTCTTCCATTTCTCCTCCTTCTAAGTGAGCGCGATCGAGAGCTCGTCGTCACCGGCGTTACGATTGAGCCAGCAGTCGATGCCCAGGGACCGGATCCCGCTCTTTTCGCCGGGGTTGATCCCCGTGAACTGGACCTTGGGGGCCGTGATCGTGCAGATATTGCCCGCCGAACCGGTGAGCGCCGCGGTGAGGGCGCCCAGGCTCCCGCTCCGGAGCTTGCCGTAGAAGTCGTAGGTGGCGACGGTGACCAACTCGGGGTCCATCGTCATCGAGGCTTTGCGCTTGGTGATAACGGCGCTCTTGTAGCCGCTTGAAGTATTCACGTCTGGGCGGAGCGCGACCTCGTTATTCATGTTGAATTCGAGATTGCCGATGAGGGCCGCATAGGAGTCGATCAAGAAAGAGGCGTTCTGGAAGGGCTGCGGCACCGTGGTCTCGTAAGACACACCCGAGGAAAGAAGCGCCCCGTCCGTCACGGAAAAATCCGCCCCGGTGAATGTGAAGTGCAAAATGCCGTGTTTCCCGTGCTCGAGCTTTAGCGAGACATTCCCTCTCGCGCCCCAGATCTTCTTGATCACGCCGTCCATGTAAAGGGCGAGAGTGAGAGAGCTGATCGAGGACGAGGCCGGAAGGTAGGTCACCGATGTGGATGCCACGACCGTTTCCCCGAACCCGCAGCCTTTGAGGAGCTTCCCCAGGGCGGGGGCCGTACCGGCTGCGCCGGATCCTTTCAACTCCACGTCGAATTCCATCTGGGCGGATCGAAGGCCCGGAACACCGGCAAATCTCGAGAGCGAGGCGCTTGCGTTATCCCGCTCGGATACCAGGATACTGGGTTTAAAACTCGGATTCGCCACCAGAAGGGCATCGGCGCCCGCGAGCGATTCCGCCGCCCCCTCCGTCTGTTCAATCTTTGCCGCCAGTTGCGTTCTTGCCTGAAGCATCGCCCTTTACCTCCTTCTCCTGGGCCTCGGCCCCGGACTTTTTCGTGAGCTTGAGATACTCCGCTTCCGTGATCTCTTTTCCGGAAGCATCAAAATATCGGGTCTTCCCCTCATTTACGTTTTCCATGAGCGTTCCTCCTTTTCAGCTTCCCGTGTAGAGATGGGCCTGGGCCGTCTCGTACTCGGCGCTGTATATCGAAATCCCTTTCCCGAACCAGACGGGATCCTCCCTAAGAAGTTTGAGCGGCGTGATATCGAGCGAGAGCCGCTTCTCGTAAAGCAGATCCCGGATGCCCTCCAGCATGGCATAGGTGCCGGGATTTCCACTCCCGCCGCGCCTGGCCTCTTCTTCCGTGCGCAGGTTCTTGTCGCAGACGAAGAGGAGAAAGCTCAAGGTCTCGATCTTCCGGGATCCGTGGTCCTCGTAGCGCGAGCCCCCGTAAACGACGAAGATCGAGGGGACCAGCCTCGCCGCGCGTGCGAGGTCCTCCTCGCTGTCGAGTTCCCCCTGGTAGCTCTTTACGGTCCGCACGCCCAGGGAGTCCGTCTCCTTGAGGGGAGCCAGCGCCGTGATGATCGCATCCTCGATGTCTTCGATCTCGTAGGCCATCTAAAAACCCGCCATCTTGTCCCGCGTGAAGATCCGGTCGCTCCCGTCGATGCTCACGGTGTTCTCGGTATTTGTCGGGCCCGGAGTCGCTGCGCCCAGGGTGATCTTCCCCTCGGCGACCTTTTCCAGGAACCGCACGGCCTCCCGGTAGCGGTCCTTTCGGACCTCGGGAACGACGTCGCCCCTCCGGGAGTAGAGGTTATAGATCGCGATATCGACAGAGACCTGGCGGATCTTCTCGGGTACCGGAGACAGAGGCACGCTGTAGCGGCCCTGGCAATAGGCATCGATCGTCGCGTCCGCATCGGTAATGGCCCTCGCGACGACAGCGTCGACGACAGCGCCCGTATTCTCGTCGTCCGTAAGTTCGATGAGCGCGCTCTCCTCGAGCTGGTTCAGGATGTCGTCCTGGATGCAGTAGGCCATTACTTCTTACCTTCCTTGCCATCTTTCTTCGTATCCGGAACCACTTCGACCACCAGCATGGGCTCCGCCTTGAGGATTTTTAGTTCCTCCTTGCTGAAGCGATCGTCGGGGTATTCCACGGGGGTCGCCGGATGGACAACGCCGCAGCGCCTGAAACCGTTTTTCTTGCTTTTGATTCTGATCATTTTTCTCTTGGCCTTTCCCGGGGCGGGAAGGATCCCGCCCCGATTCAAAGTGCGTTATTCTTTTACGCTCCGAGGCCCGTGCTCCCGTAGCTCATCTGCCAGAAGGCGTAGCCGCCCGCCGCCCTCGCTTCGGCGCCGAACCGGAATTTCTTCCGCATGAAGACGTTGTCGTTCTGCGGGTCCGTCTGCTCGACGAAGTTCGGAGCTTTGCGCTCCTGGTAAACGAAGGGCTTTACCGGCATGGAGGTGACATGGAGGAACCAGGCCGTGGTCGAGGTGAGCCGGGGATTGACGACGAGCTTTGCCGTGCCTTTGTAGGGATTCGGCGTGTCGTCGGCGAGCTTGTCCATCTCCACGAGCCGCCTCCCCGTAGTCTCGAGCGCCGGAGAAACTTCCAGGGTGTCGGGAACGAGGCCGAGAGGCCGTCCCTCGTCGTCCTTAAAGCTCATGATCGCCGTCCGGGCCGCCCCGTAGGACGCCTCGGCGGCCGCCTGGGTGGCGCCGGAAAGCGCTGCCACGCCCTTGTTGGAAACGGACGCACCGGCGACGGAATGGTCCGTGTCGTAGAAGTACTGCCCGTCGTAGCAGGTATTGGCGAAGGCGTTATTCTTGAGGTCCGCCACGATCTCGTCGGGAAGCTGCTTGGCGCTGTAGCCCGCCATCTGGGCCTGGGGGGCGTAGATCCCGAGGTTATCGTCATCGATGTCGTTTCGGTCCACCTCCACGGTGGCCTCCCAGTCGTCGTTGACGACGGTGTACTTGAAAGCCTCGAGCGCCTTGATCGCCTTGTCGCCGATCCATTTTCGCATCTTGGGGAAGAGCGAAAGCCAGGTGTAGTCGTTCTGGCTGGATCCGCTGGGGACCAGCATGGCTGTGAGCTGCCACTGGCTCGGGGCGGCATCGAAGGCGTTATTGAACGTGGTCTTTAAGCTCGTGAAGACCGCCGCAATGGTTGCTTTATTCACTAACATGGATTTTTTCCTCCTTTCCTTTTGTAGGGTTATTCTCCGTCATCGAGCTGGGCAACGAGGATGATGTCGCAGTTTGCGCCAGCACCGGCCGCCGTTTCGTTCGCCTTGATCACAAGATCCGTATTCGCCGCGATGGCGATGGAAAGCGCTTCCGCCTCGCCCTGGGTATCGGTCCCCGCGATGGAGGCGAGGGCCGTGTCGTTCAGCTTGAGAGCAAGGGTCTTATCCGCACCCGGGGCTGTGCCGAGATTGACGTAGGCCCGCTTCACCATGACCGCGACAGGGAGTTCCAGGGCGGGAAGGGCAATCGCGTGATCGGCGCCGTCCTTGGTCCAGCTTGTGAACCTGGGCAGCGTGATCACGACGGATTTGGCGAGCTTCTGGAGGGCCGATTCAACCTCGGCCTCCGCCGCGGCGAAGTGATTGCCCGCATCGGCGATGGAGATGGCCGAGGCGCTATGGGCACCGCTCGTATCGGCAATGTGGGTCGCCACATCGGCCTGCTTGATCGCCGGTTCGATGTCCACCCAGGCGTGGGTCGAATCGATGTAGGCGGCGATGATCCCGCAGAAGATGTCGTGGGTGCAGTTGGCCGCGAGATCCACGGTCTGATCGTCCACGAGAAAGACGTTATCGCCCACGTTCGCCTGGGAGATAGAGTTGGCGAAGGTCATCTTAAAGAGACCCCGGCGCCTGAGCGTGACGTTTTTCGCGCCCGCGTCCCCCGAGGAATTGTCCACCCGCTCCACCGCCACACCCGCGAAGATGAGGTCCGCCGTGTCGGAGCCCGGCAGGGCATACCCCGCGGCGTTCACGCAGACGAGCGCCCCGCCGTAGATGATGTCGGCATTGACGACGGGAAAGGGAACTTCCACGCCCTCGGTGTATTCAAGTTTTTTATCAGCAGCCAGAACCGCGCCGAAAAAGATAAGCGGCATAGTTTCCTCCCATCCGAATATCCCGAATATCTTTGCCAGCGCGGCGACGCAGCAAACGGCCATGACGACTAAAAACCTCGTCATTCCTCCAAATGTGCTATTGATGATCCTCTTCATTTTCTCCTCCTTTTCTCCCGACATTCCGCTGCGGCGGGATGACAGATGAAATTTACTTGTTGTATTTTTTGAAGGTCTCCTCGTTGATCCCCATCTGGCGGTTCACTTCCCGCTGGACGTCGTCCAGGGCGCCGGGCTTGTCCTTCGCCGCGATCTGGATGCTCTCCACAGGAATGACGCTTCCGGCCGGGCGGGAAAGAACGATCTTTTTAAACTGCTCCGGCGATTTGAGGGCAAGGTCGCGACCCCAGTTATCGATCTCTTCGGGGCTTGTCTTTCCTTCCTTGAGGGCGAGCTGAATGAGATCCGTCTGCTCCATCTCGGAGATCTTCTTTTTCAGTTCCGCGACTTCGAGGCTCATCTTCACCGCCGCGTCGGCCGGGGCCTTCATGGAAGCGACGATCCTCAAGAGCTCGTCCTTTCCCGCCCCGTCTTTCGCCCCCAGGGCCTCCAGAACCTCCTTGCAGGCCACAACCTCGGCGCGCCCTTCCAGTTCCTTGTTCTTGGCAATGAGCAGCGTGACGGCCTCTTCGACCTTCTCCTCCGCGGCTTCGTTTGCCAGGCCTAAAAGTTTCTTCAGTTTTTCGAACATGGCTTCCTCCTTTTCCTTTTGATTTTTTCTCGCTTTGTCATCATGGCGGAGCTTCGCCATGATGGGCTTCAAATTGTTGATCTTCGGCTGGTTGGTAAGGGCGACATTCTCGATGAGAATGACCCTGCGGTCCGTGGGCGTAATCCAGAGGACCGGCGAGAAGTAACGATACTCGCGGGTTTCGAGATACTCCTTCGCCCGCTTGGTCCACTCCACCACGGCCCAGAGTCCTTCTTTCCCTTTCCAGACGAGCTGCTTCACCCACCCGGCAGCGGGCGCCTGGACGTCGATCATCGTCTGATGCTCGTAGTCGATGACCATGTCGTTTCCCCGCTCCTTGAAGGCGTCAATGATGCCCTGGGCCGAGGCTTCATCGAGAAAGGCCGGGGCGTCGCCGTTGATTTCGATCTTCCCTTCCGGCAGAAGCTGAAACTCCGTGGGCGCTCCCGCCATCTCTTTCAATGCCGCAAGAATGAGGGTCTTCATAAGCTATCTCCGCTTGAGCAAGTAATCGTTTACGATGTTCAAAACCTCTTCCTTGTCCTCTTTCCCAACACCCAGGAAAGGCCGCGCCGGGATCACCGAGCCCGGATGCTTCACCGACTTTACGGGATGGCTTGCGCCGCGCCAGTAAAGGGCCTTTTTCAGCCTGGCCGTGATGATCTTTGCCGGGGTCTTCCCGCCCAACTGATGGATCGCCCCGTAGGGAACATTCGTGCCGACGGCAAGGGTGTCCTTCCCCTGGAGCTGATACCGGATGCTCCCCCGAAGATGGCCCGATTCGGTGAGGATCTTCGGGTGCTTTTTCTTCGCCCTGGTCGAGGGCTTGACGTCCTTCCACTTCGAGCCGTCCGGGGCCTGCTCCTTCTTGAAGCGGTCTTCCGTCGCCCGGAGCATGTACTCCCCGATCCTTTTAAGCGCAGGGACGAGGTTCCCGGTTTTCCGGGCCAGTTCCTGGAGCTTTCGCTTGATCTCTTTATCGTCGAGCTCGATCCGGATCTCCGGCATGATTCAGTTCCCCGAGTATGATTCGATTTCCGCCCTCAGCTTCGCCGCTATGTCTTTCGGCAGCCGGGCAAGAGCGTTCTCCAGAATCTTATGCGTCTCTTCCTTATGGGCCTCTCCGACGTTATAGTCCCAGCCCTTGTCGATCCCCACGGGCGCGCCCGTCTTCGGATCAATCGGGGACTCGGGCGCCTCATCCGGCCCGTCCTTCCCCATGCGCTTCAGATCTCTCGGGCCCGCCGAGAAGACCCGGCACCTTCAGCCCCAGCCGTTCGGCGGATAGTGGGTCTTCCACCAGGGATCGTCCGCCGGGAGTGTCAGTCCGTCCCAAGCCAGGTGCTGCGGCCTTGGAAACCGGCTGTCCCCGTGCCGGTAGGTGAGATAGGGCGAATGCTCCAGGACGTCCGGGTCCGTGAGTTGCTCCCACCTCCCGGCTGCGTAAGCCGTGCGGATGTTCGTGCTGTAGATAAGCTCGCTTCGCCAGTTACGGCTCCCCTTGTAGCTCCAGCCGTGCGTCTCAACGATGGAATCGAAGTCCCCCCGAAACTCGTCCAGGGTGATTCCATCCGCGATCGCCTTATCCACGGCCGCTCTCAGATCGGCGAGGAGATCCGCCTTGTAGGCCCCCGCCGACATGAAGCCTTTGGCGTGCTGCTCCTTCCAGAGATCGTCCCAGCGCTTCGTCGGGATGTTCAGTTTATTTTGAAAGAACGCGATCTGCTCCTCGAAGGGGAGCTGGAATACGGCATCAATCTCCATCGGCGACCTCGTAGCGGCCCGTGAGCTCTGCCACCATCATCGCCCGGGCGATAAGCGCCCCAAGATCCGCAGGGTCCATGTCCCCGTAGAGATCGATGATGCTCTCCCGGAGCTCTTCCAGGCTCCGTGCCCGCTCGACGAGCCTTTTTAAGGGCGCTACAATCGCATCCGCCAGGGGAAGCGCCTCTTCGCCGAGTTTCCCGGCGATCCTGTCGGCCCTGTCGGTCCGGGACGCTTTCCCCCCGCCGCAGGGAACCATGATCGCCCACGGGAAATCTTTCGATTGTGGGCCGCTTGCGGGCGAAAGAATGGCGTTCTTCATGGGGAACGGACCCGGGGCGGCAGGTCTCTCCAAAACGGTTTCTCCCTTTTTGGGCATGGGGATCTTGAAGCGTTCGGAGACGTGCTCGGCGGAGATGGGCTGGTTTATGCCGTGAAGGTTCACGTAGACCGTCGAGAGCATCTCCAGATCCTCCGGAGGCTCGAAGGCCATCTTGAACCAGGGCAGGGGCTTGTCCCATCCGAAGTTGTAGCCCACAAGCGGACGGATGATCTGAAAGCGGATCGTTTTTTCGAGCCCCTGGGTATCGGCCTTGATGAGGTCGTGGCGCACCTCGTCCTGGGCATCCTCGCCTCCGAGCTTGCCCGGAGTCCCCTCCGTCGTCGCCGTCTGGCCGAGGACGGCCTTCGACATCTGCTTGTCGCAGAAGTTGGCCAGGGTCTCGTAGATGTTATTCGTGCCCGTGTTCTTGACCGCCTCGACGAACTCGATCTCGGTATTCTTCGAGATGATCCCGGCCGCGTCGCTCCCCAGGGACTGGATGGCTGAAATAAGGGCGTCTTTGTCGGCTTTCGTGGCCCCGGAGTCGTATTTACCCAGGCGAAGCGGCATCCCGAAGACCTCGGCAAAGGCGACCCAGTCCTTCAAGGAATAGTTCTTGAAAAGATACATCCAGGCGCAGACCCTAAGCACCCCGGCCCGGGTATCGTAGCCGGAGCGGGCCTTGTAGCGGTGATAGACGAGCTTGAAGGGCGGCATCACTTCGCCCCGGAAAGGCTCGGCCTCTGTGAGGATCCTGGGAACCACTGGGCTCTTCGCCCACATGTTCGCGCCGAGTTCGGTGAAGACGGCCTTCTTGGCATGGATCCAGGAAAGACCGCCGATGACGGCTTTGTTTCCGTCGATCTGCCAGAGGATCTCCTGGAGGGCGTAGCCCTTGCCGATGGCATCGAGGAGATCCAGAAGCGCGTCGTCAAAACTGTTCAGTCCGAAAATGCAATCGGCGACAAAATCGCGGATCTTCTTGTCCTCCGCCGATTCGGAATAAGGGGCGATATCGTAGTCGAGGCCGAGAACGGCGTTCTTCCTCGTCTGCAGAACGGAGAAAAGATGCGTGTCCTTCTCCTCCATCTCCTCGAAGAGCTCGGCCTGCCGGTAGATATCGCCGCCGTCCGCTTCTTTGAAGATGGTGGCCAGGCTCTGGGGCGTGAGTCCCGACGAGGGATACGTGGACCAGCGGTCGCGAATGGCGGTAACAGCGATCTCGCGTACCTCGGGTTTTTTGAGGATCTCGATTTCTCTTCCGAACTGATCGTAAAGAATCGCCATCAGTACGCTCCTCTTTGCGCGGCGAAGCGCCGTTTCCTGACGGTCGCATATTCGGGTTTTCCCATCCCGAGCGTGTCTTCCATCAAGGACTTCAGCTGCTCGAGCGCGTCCGGGCCGTCGTCGTGGTCGCCCATGGGGTAGTATTTGAGCTGCTCGACAAGGGTCCTCATGTTCCGCCTGAAGCGGATCCAGCCGTTTTTGAGCCAGGGCTGCAGGGTCTGGATCCGGAGGTACTTGTCCGTATTGGGCCTCAACTCCACCACGTTCATGGTCAGGCCGCGCTTATGGGCTTCCTTTTCGAGCGTGTCCTTGAAAAACTCCTGGAACTGGATCGACTCCACCCCGAACTTCTGAAAAGGGTCTTTCTTCTGGTAGAGCAAAACATCGTCGATGATCTTGTCGGGATGGCGCTTGTCGATATCGGCGATATCGAGATAGATGATCGTGTTTTTCATCCGGCCCGCGAGGATGGCCGAGGGGTCGTGACGCTTCGCCTTTTTCCCCATCGAAGGATCGACGACGCCGTAATGCGGCACTTCGGAAAGATCGACCGTCTCGTCGTCCCAGTAGACGAAGTCCTCTTCCCGGAATAGGCACTCGTCGGGATTGATGGGTTCGTTCTGCTTTTCCGAATCGAAATAGGCAGGGCCTTCCGAGACCCGCATCTTCATGAGGTAGTAGTAGCCCTCGCGCTCCGGCCAGAGGACTTCCGTACCTTTGAGCATTTCCGTCTCATGCTCAGAGAAGAAGGCATCAGCCGCCCCTTCCGCCTCTTCTTTCCCGATCGTGATGTCAGCGAAGATCTCCTCCCACTTTTCCCAGAGCCGGGACTTCGACCATTTCAGAATGGCTTTGAATTTCTGTCCCTTCCAGCCGGGCTTCTTGAGAAGGTTCGCAAGCAGGCTGTCGTAATGGAGGATGGTGCCGACGACGATGTAGACGGTATCCGGCTGCCCGATCTTCATGAGCGCTTTGAAGAACCACTTCTCGAGCTTCTTTCTCTGATCGGGCGATTCCACCTGCTCGTCGTTTTCGAGGTCGTCTCCGATGACAAGGTCCGGCCTGCGGCTCCCGTGGCGCATGCCCCGGAGCTTCTGGCCCGCTCCGACGCCCCGGACCTTGACGCCGTTTCGGGTGATGATCATGTTCGAGCGCCAGATGGGTCCCTCGCCGCAAAGGTCCGGGAAGTCCTGCTTCAAGCGCTCGTTCGTCTCGAGCTCGGCCTTCACGAACTGAATGAAGTCCTCGGACTGCGAGGCCGTCTCGGATACGATGAGCGGAAAGAGCCGGTACTTGTAGGCGGCGACCCAGATGGGGAGGATGAGCGTGGTCCAGGTACTCTTGGCATTCCCTCGCGGGGCGGCGTCGGCCTCCCGGTCCCCCAGGCCTGTTTCCACGGCCTGGAAGATCATCGCGGGGTACCGGGTGCAGATGTATTTGTGGAGCCTCGAAGATGGCGCCTCGATGTAATGGGGGAAATAAGTGCGCCCGAAATACTCGAGGTCGCGCGAGGCGCGCTTTACCCTCTCGCGCTGGTTTTTACGGTCTTCGGGGAAGGGTTTCGCCTTGGACTGGATCAGGGCCCTCAGGGCCTCGATCTCCCGGTCGAACTTCCTTTCTTTCTGGCCGAGCGCCATAAAATACCTCAGCTACCTTTTGAAAATGCCCTTCTCGCGGCCGTTGACATGTTTATAAAAGGTGTCAATGGAAACCTTGATGGGAAGTACCCCCGAAACGCCCTGGGGCTTTTTAAAAGCGTTTTTGCCGGACATCATCCGCCCCCGTATTTTTTCCTGGCAAAGGCGATGAAATCATCGAAGTCCCTCTCGAGGACCGGGACGGCCTCCGGGTCGTTCTTGGAGAGCCAGTCGATCAGGTCCCTCATAAAATCGAGAAATAGGCCCGCCTTGTACGCGCCGATCCGGGTCTTGACATCGATGATCGTCTTCACGAGGTTCGTGTAAGCGTACATGGCCTGGGTGTCGGTGGCCGTCTCGCCCAGGGAGTCGAAATAGCGCTCGTACTTTGTCTTTTGCTTTTCGAGGTCGAGGACCATCCGGGCCTCGTCGCTCACGACAGCGTCGGTCGCCCTCATCTCCTCGTTTTCGGCCCTGGCCGCGCGGTCCTTCCAGTTGTATTTCTCGATCCAGCCGTAGACCGTGGGCTTGGTGATGGGAAGTCCGTGCTTTTCCTTCAGGGTCCGGAGCGTAAGCTCGATGTTCTGCCCGCATTCGCGCCAGGTGCGATAGCTGAGTTCCCTGTTTTCCGCGAGGTAGCTTTTTCCTGCCATCGCACGCGCCTCAGAAATTTACGTCGACGCCGACGTCGGCGATAAAACCGTCCAGGACGTCGAGGCCCGTTGGGGTGATGGTGAACATGTTCAATTCGATGGACCCCGTCTTTCGGCGGTCCCGTTTCACGAAGCCCTTCCCCTCGAGATAGGCCACGTGGCTTTCGCACTCTTCCTCGGTGATGACGTACCTCAAGTCCTCCAGGAGGTAATGCAGGTTCTTTTCGTCAATCGGTCCCGGATGCTCGCAGGCGAGCAGCTTCAGCATCGCGCCTCTGATGCGCCGATATCGTTCTTTCTTGGGATCCATTTCGCGTGCCCTCTAAGTTTTCGATTCTGTCCAGGATGACTTTTTGCAGGATGACGATCTCCCGGTGCTCCTTACTCTCTCTCACGATGTAGCCGTGAATGGATTCGCGAAGTCCCTCCATGCTCTGGGCCTGCTTGCCGAGGGCCTCGGCCTGGCTTCGCTGCGCGTTTACGAATTCCAGCCCGATACTCTTCGCGAGCTTGTAAAGGGCGAGGATCATGAGGCCCGCGATGACGGCCCCCGGCCCCCAGAAACAGAGTGCCTTCAAGATCTCAGCCCAGTCCGGCATGATCCCGCTCCTTTCTCGACTGGCACTCGACGCAGCGGACAGCCCGGGGGTTCGCCCTCAGGCGCTTCTTAGGGATCCGCCGCTCGCACTCCAGGCAGATCCGCTTGCCCTCGCCGTTATAGAGCGGCTCCTCTTCGGAGCCCGCCGTAAGCGCCCGGCGGATGGCGATGTCCCGGTAATGCTCTTCCCGCTGGGCTGCCACGTCGCACTCGTCCATTTACTTCGCCTCTTTGAGGTCCAGGAGGATGGTCCTCAAATCCTTCTGGTAGTCTTTCATGAGCTCCATGTTCTTGAGGATGTTCTTCGCGTTCATCCGGTCCACGAAATACGTCCCGTCCGTCCCCTTGCCCCATTGCACCGGGTAGTAGGAGGGCTCTGAAGGAAGGCTCGGGATCTGCTGCCTAATGTATTCCGTCCTTACGACCTGGCGGGAACATGCGATTAAGCTCGCCAAGCAAAGGATCGTCGCCAGCAACAGCGTCGCTCTTTTCATTTTTCTCTCCCGGTACGGTGAGTGTGTCTATCTCCTGGAGGCGTTTGACCAGGGTCTCCTTCGCCCGTGTCCTTTTGTCCGAAAGGGCGTAGGCGTTTTTGACTTCGTCTTTCAACTTGGCGATGGTCTCGGTGCTCTCCTTGTTTGCCGACTGGCAGGCCGCAAGGTCCACCTTCACGGCCTTCGCTTCCGTCCGATAGAAATAGACCGCGGCTGAAAGCGCGATAATCGCGACCGCGACGACCCCGGCAATGATCAGCTTTATGTTTCCCACTTCGACCGCCTACTGGAGCTGCCTGTAGATTTTGTTGATTCTCGCGACGTACCCGATCGTCTCGGCCGAATGCTTCCCCGTGAACGACGGAAGATGCCGCGCAGTTTCCTTCCACTCGGGCTTCCGCGAGACCCGGTACGCCTTTATGATCCATCCAGGACCTGCGTTATAAGAGGCGAACGTAAAATTCAGGCGCTCGTTCTTATCGGGTATCTGCGACCACATTTTAAAGAGCCTGGCGTCGTACTTTATCCCGCCCCGGATGTTCGACTCGGGATCGTAGGGGTCCGCGCCCAGCTCCCGTGCCGTTTCGGGCATCAACTGCATCACTCCGAGGGCGCCGCATCTGGAACGGGCAAGAGAATTGAGATTACTCTCTGCGATCCCCTGGGCCTTCCAACGCTTCCAATTTTCATAAGGGAAATAGAACTCGCCCCATCGCTTGAGATACAGGTCGTACTTCGGACTCCATGCCTGGACGTCAGGCAAGGGCGATAGCAATAGAAAGAAGACCGAGAAGAAGAGCAACAGCTTTCGCATCGCCTTTGAGTACCTCCCTGGTTACGAAGCCGCGAAGCTCCAGTTTGTCGAAAAGCGCATAGCCCCCGTAAAGAAGGGCCATGAATAAAACCTTTCGCAAGATCGCAATGAGTACGTCTTCCATGTCGTTTCCTTTCCGGCCTGCGAGCTGCGGCGGCCCTGTATTTCCGCCGCAGCCGCTGACCGATCAACAGGAGGTGGTTGTGTAGGGGATGTTTTATAAGATGAATTCGGAAAAGTCCGGGGAAGTGCTTCAGGAATTTACTTCAAAAGAGGTCCGGCTGTTCGTGCGCGGTTTTGCCGTGGATGATCTCGCGGATCCAACGCTCGGAGAGTCCGTATTTTGCAGCCAGGTCCCGGTAGTTATTGCCGGTAAATTGTCGCCTGATCAGCTCGTCGCGCTTGCGCTGAAGGAGCGTATCGATCTTGCGAAAGTAGAGATCCAGTCCGCTCAGGCGCTGGGCTACTTTGAGCGTGTTCTCAAGTCCTATGACTTCAACCAGCATCGGATAGGGATAGGGGAGGCAATCGGCGGAGATCTCCGCCGCGACCTCGCTTAGCCATTTTTCCATGCTCTTGCCTTTTGGGAGCTCGTAGCGAGCCTAAGTTCCGCCGCCCGCTTTTCGTCCGCCGCCTTTTGCTTGTTCCACTCAATGAGCTCTTCCGCCTCGCGGGCCGCCAGGAGCATGACAAGGACGAATGCCGAAACGGCCGCGCCCGCTCCGAAACCGATAATGAATGCCACGACAACCATTTTTAGTACCTCCTCGCTTTTTGGTTATTGAAAATGCCGCCCCGCCCCGTGTACTGGTTCTCGATCAGTCCCTTCAGACCCTCGATGACTTTCCGCGCCTCACCAGCCGTGCGGATGGAGGGTGCTTTGAGGAACTTCGAGAGCCACCGCTCATAGCCGTCCGAAAAACGCCAGGCGACTCGATCTTTCAAGAGCTCGATCAAGTTCAACTGCTCCTGGCTGGCGAGAAGGACGACGTTCCCGGGGAGTTTGCCGGTAGCCGGCCGCTTCGCCTTTCGTTCCCGCCTTTTCGGTTCGAGCTTGAAGCCCAGGGTCTTGAAAAACTCGATGAGATCGTAGGCCTCCCCATAGGAGAGGTCCTTCGAGGACTCTTTCCCGTATCGCCCCTTGAGCATCATGCGGTAATCGTCTTCGTCCATGCCGGTCTTTGCTCTCGCCACGTGTATGATCTGGATCTGTTTCTTATCGGCCATTTTCGTGAGTTGCCACCTCCGGATATATTCGTCTTAGCTCCGCGATTGCCCACTCAAGCGCTCTCAGTTCCGCTCTGTCGTAATGCAGAATTAAATCTGATTCCGATATTCTGTTCGCGAGAACATTCCGCCGTTTTATCAAGACGGCCATTTTCTGCTTTTTTGTCACTTGATCGCCTCGATTGCGGCCCTTACCTGCCTCAGGTTCCTCCGGGCAGTCTCATCGTCCCTTTGCCCCGAAGCGAGCCGCTCTTCCTTCTGCTTGAGATCCCGCTCCGCCTGCGCGCCCGCCTTCCTCGCTTCCTCCTCGGCCACGGAGATCATGACGGTCTTTAAATAATTGTGGTTCGTCAGCGGTGTTTCGAAGTTCCGGTGGACGACGATGTCCAGGGCCTTCGCCGCGCCCTCGTTCGAGATCCGGTAGAGCTTTTTCTGATAGGAAAACCGCTCCTCCTCGAAGAGGGTTCGCATCTCGCCGACCAGAATCCGGAGCTTCTTCGATTTCATCCTGAGCGGAGTCGTGCCGAAAAGCTGGATGTAGGACCACACAAGCGTAAAGTGCCTTCCGAAGCCGGGGATCATCTGGAATACGGCCGCCATGTCGCTGTCGGCCTGGACGTCCTGGAAGTCGCATTCGCGTCTGCAGTAGGGGCATTTAAACTTCATTCGGTCTCCCCCAGGTGTTTCCGGAGTTCCAGGTTCTCCTCGTTAAGACGCTCGACCTCTTTCTCGAGCCGTTCTTTTTCGGCTTTCAATCGATCAAGCTCTTCATAGATTGGCAGCGTCTTTTTCGCCATTTATACTTCCTCCTCTATGGCCTTCGATCAATGCCACTCCGCGCCTTTCTTTTCTTCAAATTCGAGCCGGGCCTGGTTAAATACGAGCTCGACCGATGATTTCTGGAGCCGTGCTGCCCGCATGAGGATCATGATCCCGCGATGGCGGAGGCTTTTTGTGGCAGACAAGATCTCGTCTCCCGTCTCAGCAATGAAATACCCGGGCGGGTCTCCCACGGATGAGGCAATCAGGATGCCCCGCTCCATGATGAGGCGCCGCACGGTCTGCCTGACGGCAACACCGCCCAGGCCCGTTCTGACGGCCAGGTCCCTGACGGAGGCGGCATTTGAACGGCCTTTTTTAAGAAGGCCGAGGATGCGCCTCTCTTCCCTCGTCAGTTCGAAATTAAAGGCCAGTTGATCCAATGCGCTTACGCGGCCTCCCTCGGCAGCCTCTCTTCATCGTCCCTTAAAAGAGTGTCCACGAACTTGTCGACCTCGGAGTCGGTGCTCTTGATGAAGACCTGGTCGCCTGTCTCCTCGACGGTCACGCCGAGACGTTTGAGATCGGCGGCGCTGAGCTGCTGGAGCGCGTCCTTTACGGGCTTCTCCACGGTCTTTATGAGGATGTCCTCAAGCTCCGGGAAATACTTCTTGATGAGTTTTACGACCTGCTCGTCATCGGCCCAGGAGATCTTCCCTTTCCCCTTCTGGAACCCGATCTTGATCCCATGGAGGATCTTGGTCTTCGGTTTAACGAATAGCTCTCGGCTCTCTTCCAGGGCCGCCTTGAGGGCATGCTGCCTCTCCATGACCAGGGCGACGATCCTTTTGATCCCCGAGATATGCCGTTTCTTGACCCCATGGATCTCTTCTTCCAGGGCGCGGACCCGGGCCGAAAGCTCATTTCGGCCCTCGGCGAAGCCCTTGGCCAGCCTTTCAAGTTCACCCAACGATGCCATATCTTTTCTCCTCCTTCGGTTATATGCGGCCGCGATGCGTTCTCCCGACCGCCCCCTTGGCTCGGGGGTTGATGGGGAACATGTCGATTTTTGGTCTCCCGTTCGGAAGCCTGCCGACCACCTCGCTGATTTCCCGGATCAGGCAGGTCTGCCCGCAACAATGT